AAGAGACAGTCTTAATAAAGCTATTGAAGAATTTGGATTAGATTTACCTAAACCAACAAGTAGAAAATCAGCAAAAGCCGTATGGATGGCTATGGTTGAAAAAACTGATTATGATACAAAAACAGGTAAAATGACAACAAGTAATCCTCCAACAAGAGAAGAAGAATGGGTTCAATCTCATGTAAAACAAATACGAGATTATACTGCAAATGCAACAAGAGCGGTGGTTGATAATCCTAAATTAAAAGCTGGTATGTTAAAAGATATTAGAAAAGAATTTCCTTTAAAATCTGTTGGTGAAGGTGAAGAAACTATGGCAATAGGTGATTTAAGTTTAGATCCAGATACAATGAAAGAATTATTTGGAACTTCCGACTTTGAAAAAATAAAAGAAAACTTGGTTGTAAATGAAGATGTAGATCCACCAGCATTAGCTTATAAAGCAGGTCTTAAAGGTGAAATGTTTAATGTAGCCAGTATCGTGATAAGACAAGACGGTGTTGGGTATGGTGGTAGTTCGATGAAATTTGAAATGCAAATGGATAAGGAATTTGCTAATAAGTTAAAAGATTCTCACAAAAAGGTATATGGATAATGAAAACACAACTATTATGTACATTTACAACTCAACACAATCTTGAGCAATCAATTCGTGATATAACGAAAAACTTTAAGATTGTATTTGACAAAATTTATGTATTACAAAACGAAGAAAAAACAAAAGAGTTAATTTGTACTTATAATGTAGATAGAGAAGAAAAAATAGATTTTAATGCAGTAAGTAATACCATCTCTTTACATAGAAAGAAAATTACAAATACACTATACACGATAAACGCCCTAAACGAACTGATAAAGACCATAAACAATGGTGTTTTAGACACAAACTATCAGGTCGAATGGGATACCTATAAAAATATGATATTGATTTCCAATAAGGAAGGATTACAGAAAATACCTACAAGAATACTTAAAATAATAGAGTTATAAATGGCATCACCAATATATTTTTTCACCAGAAGTGGTTGTATCTGGTGTCAGAAAATGAAACCGTCCATTGATGAAATAAATAAAACATTAAATGACGAACAAAAGATAGAAATACTTTCTATTGACGACCAAAAATCAAAAACAATCTACGATAACATCATTCGTATGAATAAGCTACAGAATGTTGTTCCACTAATGTATAACTCAAATATAGGAACAACGCTTTTAGGTTATAAGGATATAAAGGACATCAGAAAGTTCCTTAAAGCAGAACCAATCGACTATAAGAAACCATTAACGCCTTTACCTCACTTTGACATAAAAAATAGTTCAGGAAAAGACTTGGATAATTGGAAAAAAGATGTTATATTATGGTATGAAATTAATAAAGATAATCTTCCATCAAATATCGTAGATAAGGAGAAGATGATTGATATGGTCTATAAACAATTTATGGCTTATCGAACAAAACCCTTGACAATTGAAGAAAGATTTAGTAAATTAGAGGAACAATCACAAGAATACAATGTGAGATATGAAAAGATGAATAAAGAATTGAAAAACCTAAAGCTACAAATAAAAAAGTTAAAAAGACTAAAATAAAGCTTGTTTTTTAATAAAAGAATTCGTATATTATACGGATAGGTTACAAGTAAATATTTTTAATGAATATTTATACTCGTAATACTAATAATAATAAATAAACATAACGGAGAAACATAATGGACTTAGATGCTATAAAAAGCCGTCTCAATCAGTTACAAAATACTACTACAAATAGTTTTTGGAAACCTCAACCTGGAAAATCACAAATTAGGATAGTACCTTATCTACATGATAAAAGCAATCCTTTTAGTGAACTTTTCTTTCACTACTCACTAGTACCAAATAAAACGGTGTTATCACCTTTATCATTTGGACGACCTGATCCAGTTCAACAATTTGCTGACAAACTTAAAGGTTCCGGTAATAAAGATGAATGGATTCAAGGTAAGAGAATCGAACCTAAAATGAGAACTTTTGTTCCTGTGATAGCTCGTGGTGAAGAATCCGAGGGTGTTAAGTTTTGGGGTTTTGGTAAAACTGTTTATCAAGAACTTCTTGGTATAATTGCTGATCCAGATTATGGTGATATCTCAGACTCTACTACAGGTCGTGATATTGTTGTCGAAAGACAAACACCTGCTGAAGCTGGTAATCAATATGGTAAGACAACTATTCGTGTCAAACCAAATCAAACAGCACTCTCCGATGATTCTGCTATGTTGCAGAAACTTTTGGAAAACCAAGCTAATTTGACAGAGTTATATAATGAACCAACCTATGATGAGTTAAAAGAACACTTATCAAGTTTCTTGAATCCACAGGATTCTACAACAGAAACCGCAAAGGAACCAGAAATGGTTGCTACAGAAAAATCTTCTAATGTAGAAGATGATTTCGATAAGTTATTTAATTCGTAATTAACCGCGTGGTCGAGGTGTGCTGGTTTCCTCCTTTTTCCGGCACACCTCATTTTTTTGGAGAAATAAATGTCAAATAAAGATGAATTAGCCGGTATCCTTGCCGGTGAACTAAACAAACAATTCAAATCACATCAAGTTGCTTACTTCTTAGATGGTGCTCAAGAAACACCAACCGATATTACAGATTGGGTTTCGACAGGTTCTACCTTATTAGATTTAGCAATATCAAACAGACCTAATGGTGGTTTAGCTGCTGGTAGGATTACTGAAATAAACGGACTAGAGGGAACTGGTAAATCACTTATCGGTGCTCACGCTCTTGCTTCTACACAGAAGAAAGGTGGTTTAGCCGTTTATATCGATACTGAATCTGCTGTATCAGCTGAGTTTTTACAATCAATCGGTGTGGATACAAAATCTATGATGTATATCCACTTAGAAACTGTTGAGGATATATTTGATGCGATTGAAACAATTGTTACAAAAGTAAGAGAATCAGACAATGATAAATTAGTTACGATTCTTGTAGATAGTTTAGCTGCTGCTTCTACCAAGGTAGAGATGGATGCTGACTTTGATAAAGATGGTTGGGCTACAAGTAAAGCTATCGTCTTATCTAAAGCTATGAGAAAGATAACCCAATTAACTGCTCGTCAAAAAGTATGTTTGATTTTCACCAACCAATTAAGACAAAAGATGGGTGTAATGTTCGGTGATCCTTGGACAACAAGTGGTGGTAAGGCTCTTCCTTTCCATGCTTCTACTCGTATTCGTTTAAAGAATATGGGACAAATCAAAGATACCAAAAAGAATACTATTGGTATTAAGATTAGGGCTCAAGTAATCAAGAACAGATTAGGTCCACCTTTAAGAAGTGCTGAGTTTCCTTTATACTTTGATAAGGGTATTGATGACTTTGGTAGTTGGTTAACTATAATGAAAGACCATAAGTTAGTTAAACAAGCTGGTGCTTGGTATACTTATACCGATCAACATGGTAAAGACCATAAGTTTCAATCAAAAGACTTTGGCGCTTTAATTTCCGATGAGGAAACACAAAAACACATATACGATTCTATCTGTGAAAAGTTAATATTAAAGTATGACTCTGCTCAACTTGGTATTGATGATGTAACAACAGAAGATGAGTTTGCGGATGAGTAAATCCGATAAGAATCTATTAACAAAAAGATTCTATGAAGTTAAAGAAGAGATTGACGTAAATCCAGAAACTAAGAATCTAAACGACCATGTTTTATTGGTTGATGGTTTTAACACATTCATTCGTAGTTTCAGCGTCAATCCCTCTTTAAACGAGGATGGTGCTCATGTGGGTGGTTTAGTAGGGTTTTTAAAATCGATAAGATACACAATTAACAAGTTTAAACCAACTCGTTGTATTATTGTGTTTGATGGAAAAAACTCTTCTAAACCACGACAAAAGATATATCCACAATACAAAGCTGGTCGTAAAGTTAGAAGCAGACTAAATCGTCTTGTAGATTGGGGTGGAGGTCCACACGATGAACGAGAGAGTATGGGAATGCAACTTAAACGACTGGTTGAGTATTTGGAGTGCTTACCACTAACCATTGTATCTATCGATAATTTAGAAGCAGATGATATAATGAGTTATATTCCTAATGTTGTCCTTAAAGATAGTAAGTTCACCATAATGTCTTCGGACAAAGATTTCTATCAGTTGGTGGATGAAAGGGTAAAGCTTTTTTCACCTACAAAAAAAATACTATATGATAGAGAATTAATAAAAAAAGAGTTTGGAGTTTACCCGCAAAATGTGTTAACTTGTAGGGTGATAGATGGAGACAAATCAGACGAGATACCTGGAGTAAGAGGTGTAGGTGTTAAGACCTTAGTTAAAGAGTTTCCATTGTTAGTAGAGGATAGAACCTTTACAACCAAAGACCTTTTGGATATGGCTAACTCTAGGGACACAAGAATATCAAATCTAATAAAAGATAATGAATTAATAATAAAGAGGAACTACCTATTAATGCAGTTATCAGATCCTGATATAAAAAATCAGATAAAATTAAAAATCGGAGACTCGGTCAGAAGTATGGCGCCAAGTTTAGTAAAATATCAGTTGCAAACTTTGTTTGTAAAGGATAAATTATGGGGACAAATACCTAACTTTGATAATTGGATAACAGAGTTCAATATCCTTGACCATTATTGGAAAAATAAAAAATGAGTAAAACAAAAAACATTTCAGAATTTGGATACAGCTTTCAAACAAAGTTTATTGTCTGTTTAATAACAGATAAGCTATTCTTAGAACAAATTGTTGATATATTAGATGAAAAGTATATTGATAATGATGGATTTAAGTGGATTGTAAAACAAATAAGAGAATACTACCAAGAATATAAAACAACCATTACTATGGAAGTTTTTAAGATTAATGTAAAAGAAGTAGAATCTGATTTATTACAAGTAAATATAAAAGACTCGCTTAAACAAGTTTTTAAGAGTATGGAAGCAGAAGATTTGGAGTGGGTTAAAGATAAAGCATTAGAGTTTCACAAAACACAAGTGTTAAAAGATGCTGTTATCCAATCAGCACAAATATTAGAGGTAGATGGTAATACAGATGAGATAAAAGCACTTATTGACTCTGCTATGCAAGCTGGTGTGGAAAGAGATTTGGGACATGACTATTTACAAGATATAGAAGAAAGATATGAAGAGTCTGCTCGTGTAACATCACCAACACCTTGGGATATAATGAATGAGTTGATGCAAGGTGGTTTAGGTGCCGGTGAGTTAGGAGTTGTAGTTGCTCCTGCTGGTATTGGTAAATCTTGGGTGTTATCTTCTATGGGTGCTTATGCTTTATCACAAGGACTAAATGTAGTTCATTATACATTAGAATTAAATGAAGCATATGTTGGTTTAAGATATGATAGTATCTTTAGTGGTGTAGAAAGTCAAAATCTTAAATATCACAAAGAAGAAGTCA